CCATTATCAATAAAGGAAAAGTGTATAAGGGATGGAGACTTTACTCTCCAATAAAATACATCAAGCCCAAGAGAGTCGTTACTAAAAAACGAGTCATAACTGATACTTCAAATTTCCACCATGATAGAACAATTTATCATTTTGTTCATTTGAACGGCGAAGAAGTAAAAATGACCCAACGAGACTTTCAAAAGAAATTCTCACTCGTTTGCAGTAATGTTTCTCGTTTGGTGTCGGGTGAAGGGAAATCTCACCAAGGTTGGCGATTAGCCAGCGGGTCCACCTAGACCACCTGCTGTTGGCGGTGTGGCAGTCCCACCACCTAGATTACCCATTCCCCCGCCCGCGTCAGGTGGCACTTCACCAAGATCGCTCATGTCGCCTTCGGTTGAACCATCACCAACCGTCTCTGAGGTTTCCAAGTCGCTGTTGATGTCACCAGAGGAGATACCAATACTTCTCAAATCACCAGTAGCATTACCCTCAGTCTCATCATCACCCGGTTCGATTCGCTCTTCATGCCAGAGTTTCTGATTCTCTTTAATCTCTTCTTCACTCAAGCCCAAGAATCGCTTCATAGCGAATCTAGTACTCATGTAAGGCAACGCTGCGATAGTAGTGAATGTACCGACTCTCGCTGTATCAAGTTCTGACTGACGATACGATGCGAAGTTTTGTGGAGGGCAAAATTGGATGTCAAATAGAGCGGAGTCAATGTTAAAACCTCTCCAGCGTAAGAACATCTTGAACTCTTCGTTTAGTTTTCTAGACAAATAATTTTGAAGGCGCTCACAATATTGGTTGAATCTGAATTCTTGAATCATCGCTGTGCCTACTCTGCCATCAGATAGAGGCACTTGACCGTCTTCTGGACCAGTTGGTAGATATGAACTTGGAATTCTTAGACCACGAGCCAATCTGTTGTTGAAATACTTCAGGTCGTCAATTTCACCTAGATTCTGACCACCGTTCAACATCTCAACTGAACTGCCTTTGCCTTCGCTGTTGACAGGAAAGAAATAGTCCTC